GCTCGGGTTTACACACCTAGTGGACCCGATTTGGTGGCTTTTAATCCACCATACCCCGCCGTGCATCCCGTGACAGTAAGGAATACTGTCAAGAAAAGGATCCAGGCGAACCCCTTCGGATTTGGCATCAGCTGGGACGGACTCTCGACCGTCCAGCAGGCCATTGTAGCGGCTCTCGGAATTACCAGAGTCGTGCGGTAGGTTCACTGCCCACCAACGTAAAGGAGCACGTCGATGTTCACTGACCCACTGAGCCTTACTCCCGGTGCGTCGTTCGACGCTGGCGCCGTTTCGCTTCCCCGCGTTTCTCAGCAGGGATCGATTTCGGTGTACCAGGCCGGACCTCTCACCGTGAATTCAGGCTCTCTCCTCAAGGTTACGGCTTCCCATCAATATGGAAGGCGTATCCGGAGGGTCCTTCGCTGTGATTACAGCGACAATGCGGGTTCTACACTCGTATCCGGTACGACGGCACCGCGCAGCATGTCATGCTACACGGTGTTCGACATTCCGAACGCGGGGCAGTTCTCCGCAACGGATCAGCTGGCCCTCTTCAACGGCCTCAAAGGCACGTGGAGTGCGACCACTGACGCGCTGATGAAGAAGCTACTCGGCGGCGAAAGCTAGCCGAACTTCATCATCAGTCCTTCGCGTCTGCTGATTAGGACGTGCACATCGGCTTAGGACCCATTTCCTCTATCAGGAGGTAAGGTGAAAAGCCTAATTGTGCTCTGGAAGAGCATCGCTAATGAACTGGCGGTGCGATGTTGCACTAGCGCCCACCACGACTGTAAAACAGTCGAGGATCGGTCGAAGAATGAGGGGTTATCGTTTCTCACGATAACCCTCCCAACCTTCTCGAAAGACATGGAACTTTGTCTCGAGAGAGGGTTTGTGGACAACACCGTTTTTCTTTCTTTTAAGAAAAACGGGAGTCTCCCTGCTTTTCTTCAGGGTTTCTCTTGTCTCGTCTTCGACCGTAGGACTGGCGTTCTACTCGATGAACCCAATGTCGCTGCAATTCAAGCCATCCGGCAGTTGAGTCTGCTGTTTGGCAAGATATTGCTCGACTGTGAACCGCGGCGGGAAGCCGCTGCATTCACTGAGTTCATCGAGTGTGAGCAGGAAGTCAGAGAGTATCAGGACAAGCCTGAATTCCCCCAATTCCGGCGAATCCGTACTCTTCTTTTCGGATCTGCCTTTTCCAAGATGGATTATTCCATCTACATGGGAGAGCTTACTCCGAAGCACGGCCCTGGTGCTACCGCTGATTCCCTCTACGGGAATCAAAAGTATCACCAGACTGAATGGCCGTTGCGCCTGGAACCATACTTCCCTTACGGGGAGATGGTCCTACCTAATTGGTCCTGGTGGGAACAATTAGGACAGGTTGACTTCCTCGAACCCGGACTCGAGAGACCCGTTAAGGTTATCTCGGTTCCTAAGACGATGAAAACTCCACGAATTATAGCTGTCGAACCTACTGCTATGCAATATGCACAGCAGGCGGTTCTACGCTGTTTTCGTGATGCTATTCGAGGTACTATTCTCGATAGCTTCATCGGCCTAGACGACCAGACGCCAAACCAGCGTATGGCACGTCAGGGTTCGCTTAACGGCGACCTCGCAACACTCGATCTGAGTGAAGCGTCCGATAGAGTTTCATCTGTGTGCGTGTCAAACCTGCTTTCGGACCACCGTCATCTTCATGACGCTGTCTTCGCTTGCAGGTCTACCCGCGCGCAGCTGCCTGGCGGAGAGGTTATCTCTCTTGCCAAGTTTGCGTCTATGGGTTCAGCCCTGTGCTTTCCGATGGAAGCGGCTGTCTTTCTGACAGCTATCTTCGTTGGGATCGAACAGGACTTAGGACGCCCGTTAACCCGACGTGACATTGAAAGTTACGTCGGAAGGGTGCGTGTCTTCGGGGACGACATTATTGTCCCCGTTGATCATGTGCGCTCCGTGATTGCCAACCTTGAGTACTTCGGTCTCAAGGTCAACACCAACAAGTCTTTTTGGAACGGTAAGTTCCGAGAGTCTTGTGGGAGGGAGTACTATGGCGGCACGGACGTTTCACTGGTCCGTGTCCGTCGTGTTCTTCCCTCATCACGGAAGAGCGTTCAGGAGATCATTTCGACTGTATCGCTCAGGAACCAGCTCTTTCTCGCTGGTTTTGAGCTTACGGTCGATCTTCTTGACCGTCGAGTGTCGCGAGTACTTGGGCACTTTCCGGTCGTTGAAGAAAGTTCTCCTGTTCTGGGGAGGCTTACTTTGGACTCTGTATTTACTGAGTCTAAAGTAAAGAATTCCATCCCTATGGTTAAGGGATGGATGATACGGCCCGTTATCCCGAAAAACGAGATAGCGGACTGGCCTGCCCTGCGTAAGTGTCTTTCCTCCTTGGAGGATCGTAACACGGACGTGGTGCCAACCTCGTCCGATCACTTACGACGCTCTGGACGACCCCGAGTCGTCGACATCAAACTCGGGTGGGGCCCCTTAGGTATGCCGTTGGAAACATCGACATAACAAACTAAGGGAGTACGCGCTTCTAAGCGTGTACTGGGGAGATAAACCAAAGAGGTCGGGATCTTGTTTTCCCGACATGCTCACTTTGCTGCAGATTTCCTCATTTAGGGAAACACGCAGCAAGAAAGCACCTCTCGGT